CGGCTGGCTGGTGTCTACCGTGGCGAACGCATTGCTGCCGGTGCGGGTCTGCAGCTGATAGTCATACCCACCTCCGGTCTGCGCGGCCATCACCGCATAGCCATCATCGGCATGCACGTAGGCCAGATCAGCGGGGGTCATGGTGGTGACCAGATCATAGTAGGTCGCCTCAGTCCACAGGCGTGCCGGGCTGGGGGCGGCTTCGCCCACCGGGTTGGTCCAGCCGCTGGGGTCTGGCTGCGCGGCATAGCTGGCCGCTGGCAGGCCAAACACATCCTCCACTGCATCAACCGTGATCAGGCCACTCTCAAGCGTGCCAAAATTCAGACTGACCACGCGCATGACCAGCCCGCTGATGCCCAGCTTGGGCCAGCTCAGTTTGAACACGTCCCCAGGCAGCAGCGCCCAGGCCTGCCGGTTGACGGTCAATTTGACTTTGGCCAGGGGGCTGCCCTTGGTGGCCAGATCGCGCATGGCAACCCGGCGGGCAATGTCGTGGCTGCAGATGCCGGGGTAATTGACTTTTTGGCTGATGACCGCACCCTGGGCCTGTACGTTGGCCAGATCGTGGACCGTGATCGCGGTGTCTTTGCGGGTGGTCGGGTCGGTGTAGCCAACCGTCAGCTCGTTGACGGTCTCGCCCCAACCAGCACGCTGGTAGCTCTGCAGCTCGCTGATGGTGTCGGGTCCGTACACGGGCAGGCTGGCCGGGTCATAATCTGCGCGGATCAGCCGCAGCTCGAATAGTCCGGTCTGGGTGTTTATGCGCAGGCTGCCGCCGATGTGATCAAGGATGGTCTGCACAAATGCACCGATGGTGGCCTGCTGGTTCCACAGCAGCGACAGCCCAAATCCTTCGCTGTGTAGCATATCCGCCGCCGTGCGAAAGCTGGCATCACTGAGCGCACCGGCCGGGTATCCCATGCCCCACTCGGGGTCTGTCAGGCACTGGTACACGATGTGTGCCGGGTTCATGTCAGGGCCGATGGCCGCTTTGGCTGCGTACCACATGCCGCCGCGCCAGCCCTCGATGATACGGCGAACCGTGATCTGCCATGCCTTGATGTAGGGATTGTTTGCACTGAGCAGGCCAGTCCAGACCAGCCCAAAAATCCCACGAAAAGCCGGGACACTGCCGCCAAGTAGCCCTGACAGCATGCTGTTTACCGGTTGATCAGGGTGGCCCATTTCCACATTCAAGGTGCCATACAATCCGCCTTCACGGTCATCGCCGCCAAAAAGCACCGGCGCATCAATCCACAATGCGCCCCCCGTACAGAACCCAGACCAAGCCTGCCGTTCGTCCACCTCGATTTTGGTCAGTGCATCGACAGGACCATGACAGATCCCGAGGTGCATGGTCAGGCCGTAGCGGTAGCCGACGGTTTGCCGCTTACTGCGACTGCCCATTCAGCACCTCCCGTTTCACAGCTTGCGCCACCGCCGCATCCGCCAGAGCATCACCCAGTGCGGCCAGCCGCTCAGCAGGCAGGCCCTGCCGCACGAAGTCAAGATAATCCAGGCCATGCTGTGCAAACCACGCACGCGCACCCCGGCTGCAATAGCCCAGCGCGCGGATGTCCTCAAAGCGCACGGTGGTCATTTTTTACCACCGCGCTTGGTGATCGGCTGGATTTGTAGGTTGCCGTACCACAGCACATTGGGTCCGGTGATGCGCACCGTACCAAACACCACCGGGATCGGCCTGCCCTCCTCAGCGGTTGGGGCGGAAAAATCGGTCAGCTCGGCAGGCTTGGGGCGTTCTGGCTTGGGCATGAGTGCGCCCACCAACACGTAGGACACCACCAGTGAGGCCAGGGCGTACGCGGCAAAAGTAAACGGGTCCATGTGTCACCTCAGTAAATCGAACTGGAAAATGGGTTTTTGCCGGGGATGAATGGGAATCCACCGAAATTTTCGGTGTTGCTGAACTTGTTGCCACAGGTTGACAGGCTATGGTCACACCCAGGATAAATCGTGACGCTGGACCCTGCTGTCAGTGCAGACAGTGGCAGATTAATGGCCAGTGTCGGGCCGACGTGATCCGTGATAAAGCGCCGCTCCATCACACCATCCACCATCGTGGTCAGGTAACCCCCGGAGAAATACCCAACCGGATACCCGCCAAAAATCGCCGCACTGACCGTCAGGCCGGTGGCGCTGGCCAGGGTTGCAGGAACCGCATAGCTGGCCGCATCCAGGCTACAGGCTGAACCGTACAGCACATGCGGGCACTGCCGTTGGTACATCCGTCGCAGGCCCACACGCTGCAAGCTAGTGGCCACCGGCTCGGCATGCAGGCTGGCCGTGCTGCCCGACCAGCTGCAGTTGAGCACCCGACCGGCCCAAACCAGCGCTGTATCGGCATCGGCATCGTGATAGCGGTACACCCGCAGCAGGATGACATCCGTGGGCGGCATGATGCGAAACAGATCAGCCACCGGAAAATCACGCGGCACGGTGATTTTGAGGTTGTTGCGGGCCTGGTCGGTACTGGCCTCGATGCCCTCACGGCGCAGCATTCCTGCCTGCCAGGTATGGCCATCGCGACTCACATCCTCAGCGGCTGTGGCAAAGCGCCACTCGCGGCTGCCAAGCGCGAAGTGATACAGCTCCACCGGGGCACCGGCGCTGATGGATCGTTCGCGGCTGTCATAGCTCATCGCGCACACTCCGCACTGACAGCGCCACGCTGGCCACGTCGGCATAGTCCCAACTCAGCTCAACCGTGTCAGTGTCCAGCCGCACCGGCAGCAGGTAACTGATCAAGGCGATGTCGGCAGGGTCAATGCCCAGCGGGCTGTCCAGCGTCAGCTGTTCGCTGATCGGGTCGCGCTCGGCGCTGGCGAGGATCTCGCGCAGCAGCACCTGCCCGCTGTGCAGCTGGATGGCAATGTGCTGATGCAGGGCGCTGCTGGTGAGCAGCTCGGTGTAGCGGCAGTGGTAGATGTTGAGCTGCGCCCCGCTGCCGGGGTCTGGTGGGAACACCTGCAAATCATTGGAAAAAGTCGGCAGCCAAAAAGGCTTCAGCCGTCCCTGGCAGTGCTCCAGCAGGCCGCACAGCTCACCCACGGTGTCACGTCCGATCAGCAGCCAGCGCAGCGATTGCAGGCGCGTGGGCCGGCCAGATTCATCCTCACGGTAGACCTGATTGCCAAAATCAACCGCCACCTGTTTGCGTGCCCAGCTGCTGACCGGGTCACTGCTCCAGTCCGGCCGCAGCACGCACACCGGAGCACCGCGGTAACTCACCTGCGGCGCGCGCGACAAACCAGCAAAAGGCACGGCATCGCTTAACTCCCAGGCCACTGCGGCATAGGCCACCTGATCGGTAAATCGGGTGATGCTCTGCTGATCGGACAGGCGACCAGTGTGGATCGGCACGATCACGGCACCGGCGGAGATGGACACCGGCAGCGGGCCAGTCAGGCTGATGTAGCTGGGGCTGACACTGGCCACCGTCTGCACCTGCACCGTGGTGTCTGCAAAAATGGCCACTGCACCACCCACGGCAAAGCGCCGGGTGTTGGTGTCACAGGGCAGTACGCTGTTGCCACTGGCGACGGGTGCAGCCAGCTCAGCGGCATCCGCCCACATGGGGCTGTGCCAATCTTCGGCACCATAGGCATTGATCAGGGTTTCCAGTTCGATCCGGGCCACGGGGTCGGCCAGCAGGACTGTGTATTCAACTGCAACGCGGGCATGGTCGCGCAAGCGGATACGCTGCTCTCGACCATCGAATGCTGTGATCACGTCTGTGCGCCACTGGTGGCGCTCAATGATGGGGCCTGTGCCGTCTGGCATCGGCTCCCAGAGTGGCATGGACATAAAAAAGCCCGCTGGGGTGATCCCAGCAGGCTACGGGGTTTGGGTCAGGGCGTCAGGGTGCGACTTGGGATGGTCGGTAGGTGGCAAGCCATGCGCCAATTAAAAGCAAAAACGAACCTATTAACAAAAGCCCCCAGCCCCATGACACCCCAGAATGCGCAACCAAGCCAGCATCCAATGCGATCGAATTTAATTGCTCAAAAGATTTTTTAAGCCCAAATAGCGAATATCCTGTTAAGAACAACGCCCCAAACCCAGTCGCCCAAAGCATATCGTCAAGGGATTTAGAACATGCAAAAACCACAGAAATTCCAGCCAGAATCAACATAACAATGCCGTATCGTCCGTGCTCAAAATAGGTAACAGTTCCTGCAGTGGTTACCTCTGCGATCGGAGAAAAAACTCCAAAAGACAAAATGGCCGCACCGAGCAAACCTGTCGTCCTGCTGTCCATACATCACCCCAATAACCGCCGGATACTTCCGGCATTGCGTCCGATGACATTCAGGATCACTTCCTCACCT